AGACTCCCTAACGAAGACTCCCTACTCCGGTCCGCTCCGGTCCGCTCCGCCCCGCCCCGGTCCGGTCCGGTCCGGTCCGGTCCGGCTTCGGCTTCCGCTTCGAAGCGCGACCGGATCTGCTAGGCACCTGAGCTGCCTCAAGGACCGTGAAGCCCATTTCGGCGTCCACCGGGTATCCCAGCTCGGGTCGGACCGAGATCGTCGCTCTCAGGGCATTCTCGACAACGCATCACGGCTGCTGATTCTTTGGGACGTATTGGGTGGGCACCTTGGCCTTATGGACGTGTGACGAAGGCCCGGGCAGGAAGACCCGCTCGTGGGCTTCCTTGTTGCCTCGAGCCAGCAAGCTCTTGTCGGCGACCAGTTCATCCAGGATGTAGTCCAGCATATTCAGCGGTACTTCCCTGTTGAGGCGCTGCCTGATTGTGTACTCGGGCACCGGTTTCTTGGTTCGGGCGTGTGTCCCAACGACGAAACTCACAATTGCGCGCATGTGCCCGTAGAGCTTGTTAGACCCGATGTTGTAAGTCGCCTCTGGCATCATCCGTTCGGCTTCTAGCATCAGGCTTTTTGCAACTGCGTAGTCGTCTAGAGTGATTTCCAAAGAAGAACTCCGCGCTGCGCTGCAAGCCATTACGAGCTTAGTTAGATGCGCAATTCGTCGCTGAGCATAGTGTTGGAACTTCGAGTCGAGTGGAAAAGGCCACATTCCTTCTTTGGTCCAGGCGATAAAAGCCTGTGCGGCGTCATCGCTCCAAATAAACTCGCCTTTCATATCTGCAATCATTTCAATATCGTGAAGTAGCTTTGATCGAAGCTCCTTTTTGTAAGCTGTATTGATTGAGCTACCATTCTGAAATAGGTCTACTTCCATTGGCTGTGCTGAGTAGATCATCATCACTCTGGACGGGAAGCCTTGCTCCAGATTGTTCTCTGTGATGATCTCGCTTAGTGTCCCTTGCGTTCCGCACGCTATCAAATTGAAGCAGACGTTTTGTATTGTCTCAGAACCGGAGTGCTTGGTTTTGTTGGAGAACAGCTCTGGGCAGTCGTAGAGGTGTGTGAGCGAATCCAGAAATTGCGAATCGCCCCTTCGCAGAAAGACAGCTATCTCCGAAATGTAGGCCGTTAGGCTATGATGATGTATAACCTCATTCAGCTCCGGATTGGTATAGGTACATTCTGCTTCGCTCAGGTCTACGTATAACGCTGCCTCGGTAATGCGTGATGGTGTTAAGTGGACCGACGATACTCCACAGAGAAATGTCCGTGCTAAGTCGCAGGCAGTCGATTTGCCACTTGCCGGCGGACCGATCAGAAAAATATACTGGTTCGGATACAGATTCCTGCCCTGGATGTTCGTCCAGACTTTTCTCTGAAGGCTGCCTGCGATTGTGGCAATCGCTGCCCACGTCCGGAAGATTGGCGGAGACGGGAGCCCTTCAGTGTATTCGAGAAATCCGGAGATCCAGTTTTCAAGCTCACGTTTCACGATCGCGTCTGGCTGAGTTCATTATGTGAATCCTTCGGAAGCAAACCATTCGGATTCTTATCGCTTGCGCTTGCCAAGTTGTAACCGCACTTGCAATCTAACCCTATAGTCATGACTGTTGAAGTCGGAATCGGCACCGACAATAGGTTCAGTGCAGCGTTCAAGGCGCTTTCACTGCGAAACTGAAATATGATGGCACCGTTCTGGCTCGATAGCAGCTGAACGCCGCGATCCGGATAATCCAGCTGCCAATAGATTGCAAGGAGACCTCTGGAAAGAGCATCCGCTACTGTGCTTTTCGGGCCATATGCAATGGCTTCTCGAATGGTTGCATCTTCCAGTGCGCGACCGAAAAATTGGCGCACCCGTCCGAAAGGATTCACCAATACGCCTTCTTTCTGAATGGCCTCTGCTACACGCAACTGCCAGCGCTGAATGCCCGGGAAAGCCCGAAAATAATTCGCCTGGATCTCTTCAACTACAGATTTCGGGATGTGAAGATTCCGCGAGAGTGTCCATGCCGATACGCCGTAGTTGGTTGCGTAACCGCAATGCTTTGCAAGATCTCTATACGAAAAATGCTTGTAGGCTGGGGCATCTGCGAGCTGACGATCTGCTGCTGCGTCTCCTGTCCAGTTCAGATCGGGCCAGATCATCTTTGCGACGATAGTGTGCAGGTCTCCCCTTTCCGGGTCTGCGGATTCGTGCGCCTGGATATATCGCTCGTCTTCCGCAAGATAAGCAACGACCTTCGACTCGGCCTCGGCCTGTCTTGGAGTTACGTAGGCAAGTTTCCAACCCGGATCCGGTATGAATATCCGGCGTAATCGTTCGGCCTGTTCGCTCAGTGCCAGTGCCAGTGCCGATGTGCCATCGTTCTTTTTGCAAGACCACTGGCCGGTTTTGGTGGCACTCGGACTAAACCAGAAACGCACCCGGCCGTCTGAGTCTGTCTGGCTACCAAAAACGTTGATCAGGTTGTAAGACTCTCTGATTGCCTTGATGGCACTTACAAATGGCTGGGCGTAAAAGTGAAACTCGGAGAGCCTTTTCAACGCTTTCTGACTGGTAGACTTCTTGTTTACTGAGGGTAAGCCGAGTACATCGTAGAATAGTCTTTTCAACTGCGAATGACTTTGCGGGTTCAGATCATTCATGCCAACAACGGACGCCAAGCGCTTCAGATATTTCTCGACTCGGAATATGGTGTCCATTTCTTCGTAAAATGCTGCGGATTTACTCGCTTTGTCTACTAGAAATCCTCGCAGCATCATGGCCATGGCGGGTACCTGCAGGGCCATTTCGAAGTCGTAGGTCTGCCGCGTATTGGCGCCTAACTTCGCTTGCAGAATTGGAGATATCTCGCGGGTGATACAGCAGTCTAGGCCGTTGTAAAGCCAGTGCTGCATGTTGCGCGATAGATTCTTGTCCGTACTCAATATGCGAATCATCGGTTGCCGTTGCGTTCTTGCTTCCACGCCGTCTCGTTTGTATAGATACTGCCAAGAAATCCTAGGCTTTTCGGCAGTTCCGGGTAGAGCGCGTGGTGCAGAACCATCGTATCGACGAAAGGCCCCTGCACCCGAATGGATGCTTCGGCGAATAGGTACCGCAGATCGTATAGGCCGTTTTGGAATACCTTGACGAATCTGCGCGATTCCAAGTTGGTGCGTAGTATTTCCCAAACACGGCGCTCGACTCTCAGGTGCGTCCAATACCGACCCGATGCTGTCGTTTTGCTGCAGAACGGTACAACCATCACTATAGATGGCGTCTTGCTGAATCCGATGCACGAAATCAGATTATTTCGATAGGTCTCAATATCAATCGCAACCTCTGCGCCGTCTGGGATATTTGCAAAGAAGGTTTCGACTTCTTCTGGCATTTGCGGTATTAGGATCATCCGTTCCGGCTTGTCGAATTCTGGCGTGCTGGAGTTTTCTTTTGCCTTGATCAAGTCGGCCACAGCAATCGGCAAAAATTTCCAATTGCGCAGTATGGATGTCGGATGAAAAGTCGGAAGGACCTTGCCCTTGAAACGGACTGGGGCGGATCCGTCGGACCAGATAATCGTGCCACGATACTTGGAGATTGCCGTGTGACTTGTTAGAGCCCACAAAGCTGTGTTGCCTAGAGCTATAGCTATGTTCGGCTTTACCTCTGCTAGCTGATGCGATAGCAGTCTAAGGTCGTCTAAATTGTCTTTTGAGAAACTGGCGATCATGCAGTCTCTGGGTACAATTCCTGCATCGCTTAGCATTTGAGACAGAAGTTTGCCGGATTCGCCTTGGAATGGGCGTCTGGTCTTCTCTTCGGTGGCACCGGGCGCTTCGCCTATCAGTGCGATCCTGACTTCTTTGCTTATCATCGTTGAAAAAAAGGCGGGGTCTGTTTGGATTTGTAGTCCGTACAGACCCCGCCTTATCTTATGCCTTTATTTGAGATCAGTTGTCCAGGACGTGATCTCGTTGAATTGCTGACCCATGCTTGAGGTTCGTTCCTCTACGAGACCTACGACAGTTGCGCCCTCCAGCTCCGCGAGACAGTCTGTGAAACTTCGATCGCCCATCGGACCGATACAGCTCTCCACGAACTTCTTGAGCATTTGCATCGCATTCTCCGTGATCCAAAAAGTGCTATGCAAAACGCGATCTGACAGATCGAGTTCTGCATCGCCCTGTTCAGTCGCAATGTTCTCTGCAGGTTCTACGACCATGAACCTGAATTGAAGGCCTGGTGTGCCCTTACGTGAGGAGATGACTTTTCTGTGGTCTCCAACACAGAGTCGATACCATCCCATGGGCAAGGGCTCGAAGGTCTTGACTTCGCTGCCAGTTGTGTTTAGAAGTTCGATGAATTCGTCAGCCATTTTCATTTCCCTTTCTTTTTTTGTTGGCGCAGCCGTTATAGCTGCTTGAAAATTGTGGCCAGACCGGTCGCAATGGGCAGCTCTACCGGAATGTCCTTGATCGGACACTTGAGCGGGATGTGCTGCTCGGGCGCTGTTCTGATCAGACGCCGCACGGTCTTGCCGCTACCCCTTGCCGTCATTAGCAACATCGTGTTGAAGTATCGGCCGGTTTTGGGAGGCAACTTGCGGCCGAGAGCGCTTGGGTAGCCGATCAAGTCACTTTCGTCTGCACCGCTGCCGATGTACACGAGATGCGCAGTGACCACTATGTTGCACTGGATTGCATCGGAAAAGAGCATCTCCAGAAGGCCTTCCTGCAAGCTCATTGCTTCTCCCCAGTCGGCTTGCCAAACGTCCTGCGCGTTGCGACCGTTGCTGAATAGGACGCGGCGCATTGCTGCCTCACCCAGCATCGTGAGCGAGTCGATGACCAGTGTGCGGTCGGGTCCCCAGCTGTAAACGGGACCGAAATCTTGATCGCCGTCCGTCCAACGGTCGAGTAGCTTCATCGCACGAGGTAACGCCGTCGGGCGACCGGCAGGGATGAATACACCCGTCGGAGTCGTTTTCATCTTGTCTGTCAAGGTCTGGTAGTGGATGCGAGAGAGTCTGTCCGGATCGACGTAAAAACTGAGGGATTCCAGACCGTTGTCGAAGTCCAGGATGAAAAGCTCCTGACGTAGGTCCGGGTCGTTCGCCAAAGCAGCAAGCGCTCCAGTCTTGCCCGAACCGGGAGGGCCTAGCAAGAGAATCTTAGCAGGCGTCTTCTTCCGATGTTCGTCCAGTGTCGGCATTGTCGATCCTTTCTTTATGGTCGCCCTGCTAGCGATTGCGCAAGGGCTCCCATCGCGGCCGCTGCATGTATTCTGCTTCTAGTACACTCTGCCTCAGACTCTGTGGCTTAGAACAAACCTGCTTGAACTCGCACATTCTGCATGCTGACTCATTCTTGGGCCAATAGTTATCCAGTGCCAGGTTTTCGGCGATCTTAATGTAGTAACAGACTTCCGTCAAGAATTCTTCTAGCTGGCTGCTGTCTCTGTGAATGTAATGTCGTGCATATCTTGAGAAGTTTACCGCCGTCTGGCATGCGTCAATGACTA